GAAGGTTACTTTTACATAAAAATTCAAAATCAGATATTTTATCCGTACTCACTACCTCACCACCATCAACTGTTTGTAGGATATTATCAATTATTGGATTTTTAGGGTCGTCTGTTACAATAAAATACTTATTATATTTTTCTTTTTTTAATATATCAATAAAGATACTAGTATCTAATTGCCAACCTAGTCCCATGTAATCACCAAGTCTTACATGTAACACCAAATCTTTTTCCTCTGGTACCTTTTCAAGTTTAATATCAGTCTTAAACCATTTTAATAGTTTATCTCTATGAGCGTTATAGAATTCATCTCTTTGAAAAAAACCTTTAACTTTTATATTACCTTCAAAATCTCCAACTTCCCGCTCTATGTAAGTTTGTGGACCTACTGCAGTATCGTAGCCTATTTGTAGTAACGGTTCATTTAAGCTTTCCCTATCTGTTATATTTTTAACGTTTTTAAAAAACTGGTCTAATTGATTTATATTTGTAGTATTTAAATTATACCCCTTTTTATCTGCAATTATTCGACCTAGGGCATATTGGAACATATTATTACCCAACCCCCCTATTAATTCTACATCAATCATCACCTTTTAAAATTAAATGTTCGTATTTACTAATATTATTAGATATATACTCAGGTAAGTAATTATTTAATCCACTATCTTTTAATTTATGCATCTTTACGAGCGGGTGAAAAGGGTTAACTCTATCCTTAACACATTGTTGTAAGTACTCTTTCTTTTTATCTCTATGTTCACTATGTAGAAAGTTTTGTAGTTTATACTCTGCATCCCCTATATAAGAGAAATGCCACCCTCTTAAATCTGATAAATGTTCATAAGTTATTTGTGGACCTTTCTTGTCACTTCTAAGAATATCACGGGTTATTTCAAAATTTTGACTTCTAAGACTCTTTAAAAGACTATACTTTAAAAATAAAGGTTGCCACCATATGTTAGGTTGTGCCATTAAATTAACATAAAAGTATGTTAGTATAGATCCCCATTTATAAATTTTTTCGTTATCTATATTCAGATCTATCCTTGCAGGGTCCCATATCTCATCAAGATCAGATATAAAAATTATATCATCATCCTCACAATATCCTAACCCGCGCTCTATACAGTCTCTTTGATGGTGCTCAAAAGAGTGGTAAGTGTGATTAGGAAAATCATCTACTATAATATGCTCTATTTTAGAATTAAATTTTTTAAATAGATGTTTATTTTCTTGATAGAATAACGGCTTAGGTTTGTTTTGATGACTTCGTGTTGATTCAACTAACACGAATTTATCAACGTGATCATTTAAGATATTTAACCTAACTTCTAACAGTTCTAATTCATTAAAGAATGTAAACGTATCTACAACTTTCATAATATTACAGCATCTCTCAGTTTTAATTTATCTTTAAATTGCTGACCTTCACCATAGTGAACAGAATCAACAACCCCTTTACCATGAAATCCGAAGCTATTTTCTAGATTATACTCAACATCGTGTAACTTCGATTCTAAGGAAAATCGAGCAGCTAACTCAGGTGGAGCAAACTTACAACCGTTATTTAAAAAGTGTTGTCTTTGTGTTATACAAATTTCACCATCCTCATGACCTCCACCCCACTGTATTGCACGACAAAGATTTACTAATTTTTTACTACGTAAACAAAAGCCGCCATTTCCGACTCTATTATCTCCTTCACCTCTCCATGGAGCTCCTATATAATCATAATTTAAAAATTCATCAGTCCATAACTGCGGATTTATCACGAATCCATCATCATGAATTATTAATACAAAATCAGTAGTAAAGTATTTATATAACTCATGTAAACAAAAAGAGCTGTATGTGTGATGTGTCAGTTCGGGTATCTCTACATAATCTACCCCGTCAGGAATAATATCTGGCCTTATGTGGGAAAGAATAATATTTTGCGCAAAATTAATTTTTTGCATACTATATTTAAGAGCCTTTACCCCCACATTAGGATCAACCCCATCTATACAAATAATTGTAACATTATCCAAATTAAGAGTCATTATAATATTATAATATCCTTTAATGTTGATGCAACTACTCTTTTAAGCAATATTCATAAATACCTATTCCCCAATCACCTAAATTGGGTATATTAAGCTCTTTAGTATATTTCTTAATATAATCTAATTTATAATTTGCTTTCATATCCTGTTTATCGTAAATGTTTTCATCTACTTTTAACTCAATAGGATATTGAGAGTATTGCCATTTAAAATTATTTACCGATACATCATACGCGCTAGCTTCGATAACTTCAGCACCATGAACCTCTCTATTAACATAGTCGTTAATTTTCCAAAAATATTGCTTAACACCTACCCATCTCTTACTCAGCCATTGTAAATGTGCTATGAATAATTGTGACGGGTTAATTGCTTTGGATTTAGATGCAGGTGGTAGATGTAAAGAATGCATTTGAGCTGTGCCGAAGTCGCCTTGTGATGTATATGAACCAGCTCTGACTTTAAAATTATTTCCCCACGGTCCGTCAACTCTTACATTGTTTTGACTGGTATACTGTACCCATTGAAGATTAAAAACTGTATCAGGATTATTCTCTAGTAAGTTTTCTAAATCTTGCTTAGTAAAGCTACCATCTAAATATTCATCTGAATCGCAACATATAATTTTATTACTATATTTGTAAGCAGCGTTATATAGTGGCTGCCTTTCGTCAGTCTCCATCTTAAGCTCCTTAATATAATTTTCCTTTTTATTACCTTCGATGATTTCTAATATATTATACTTATTTTTATTAGCTCTTAAAAACTCGACAGTATCATCTGTCGAGCCGTCATCGTAGAAAACAAAGCCATCTGCATATTTTGCCCATAAAGGTAGCATCTCTTTAATTAAGAATGCTTCATTTTTGGTTCTTGTAATTTGTACTATCATTTTCTTTTAATTTTAGAGGCTATATACGCAGCAACCAGTTCCTGGTCATAATGACTGCTCCAGTATTCTATATTTTCTTGCTGTAATTCTTGTAAACGCGTTTTATCATTAAGTAGCTCTAAGACTACTTTTGCTGCGTCTGTTTCAAAGTTAGTAACTTGCATGACTGGTAAGTCATTATATATTTCTGTTTCTGGCATTTTCGGACAAACAATAACGCAACCACACATCATCGATTCATACCATCTATAAGTCTCTGCACTTATATTACCTGGAGGGCAGAAGGCTATTTTACTATTGTAGAGTTTATCATAATATTGCGGACCTTTAAACCCCTGCATAAAACCTCTCGTTATATTAAAATCAAAATTATATTTCTTACGACTATCACTCTTAGTTAAGAAGTCGATATTTTTAATCATACTATCATACCTATTTTGTGATGACATATGACCTGCAAAAAATACATCTATCGATCTATCAGTTACTTTTTTGATATCTTGAACGTGCTCTTTTTCTATAATTATGTTACCGTTATAGCCTAATGGTAGGGAAAATAGATTATCATAAAGTTCTTCTTCTTCTTTAGTAATATATTGATTGAATATTATGTCATATTTATCTATTAACTCTCTATGATACTTTGTATCATATTCATCCCACATACCTAAAAGTACATTAAACTTTGATTTATCTACTTCTATTTTTCCACGATCTGTATGCTCTGCGGATAAATTCTCTAAAGTAAATATAACGTTATCGTCGTTAATTAGTGTATGTAGTTTGTTAATAACGTTCTGAAAAAAATCATTTTTGTGTATTAGATTTTTGTTATTTACTTTCATACCTTTACTCCAATCTCTGTATCAACTACGTCCCAATTTGGTTCAACATTAATATAATCTGCAATTTTTTTAACATCATCAATTCTTTCCTGAGCTAAATCAAACCAGAGTTGATCACTAATAGTATCCTTATTATCAGATAACATTCTATCTGCAACTTCGTCTTTCTGTCTATTACCGAATACCCAATGATTATGGTGAATATAAATATCTTCACGCCACTTAACCCTATCCACAGCTTTAAAGGTTTGATACAGCCATTGATCAGACCAATTAATTAAGAATTCCTCTCTACATAAATAACCAATAACTTCTGTATATTTTTTATGTATAAATGCGTTTACACAAATTTCATCTTGTTTTCTAAATCCGTCATAACAATGTAATAGTTTAATTTTATCTTCTGGTAGATTTTCCCCATTAAATTCATCTAATACCTTTACATCCCAATCCTTGGTTTTAAAAATCATATCATCACCTACATAACCTAAAACATCTCCCTGAGCGTGTGGATATAGTTCATTCCAAATTTTATTAATACCAATAAATTTACCTTCATTTTTAATATCGATAATTTTAACAAACGGAATTGCTTCTGCTATTTTATAGGCAGTATCTCTGGTGGGATCATCCTCATCTATACCAAATATTAGTTCAACGTTATTAATATCCTTAACAGTAGTAATAATTGAACTAATAAGAGTAAGTTTTAAATTTAAACGTTCGCGACTAGGTACTAATAAGCTTATTTTATTCATTTTTTAAATTTTTTAAGATGGTTTACTACTTCACTAATAGGTATATTCGGAACCGCAACAGGTGATGTATTATGTTTACTTAAAAAGTGTCTAGCCGCTTGTTGAATATTTGACTGCCAATCATTACGTGGTCTAATAGCAGAAGACTCTTCTGAGCACTTTTGTTCTTCAACATAATCTAAACTATTAGCAAGATCAGACCACCACCAATAGGGGGTACTATAACCTTTTTTAGCTAGCATATATGAATGGTCAACATGTTCAAAAGCATTAGTATACTTCTCGTCATACATTCCTACATGTTCTAATGACTCTCTCGTATAAAACGTTACAGCGCCAACACAATGCTCATTCAAGGCGATCTTAACATCCCCGTAATCTATAACTTTTCGAGGTACAGGCTTACCACCACTAATACCAGCTTTATTAGCAGGACCATGATAACCGAACATGAAGTGATGTATACCAGTTTTTTTATAAGCGTCTATATAAGCTTTAAATATATTAGCTTTGAATCTCATATCTTCTTCTACAAGAATAATATAGTCACAGCTCTTTTTAAGTAAGTACTGCAAAGCTATATTTTTTGCACGGCCAACACCTACACCACCCCCTGTTTCAATATACTCTCCTTTAGTACACTCCACTCTCTCCCCGTCATTAACTGTTACGAGTTCGTCATACCAATCATCATGTATCGAGTCAATACAAACTCGATACATGTCTTCACGGTTGCAGGTTATAATTGCTACCCCTATCATCATCTTTTATTCCAAATTTTGCAAACAGTTCCTTTTCCTTCGTTTCTTTATCTAGAGCTGATTGTTGCTGTTTAACAAGAGTTTCTAATTCATTAAGATTATCAGGATTTAAAATGGAGTGTTCATCACCGTACATTCCCCCTTCTGGTGTAATATACTCAGCGAGTAAATCAATACGTTCTTGCGCGCCGTTAGGTAATAATATAACTGCCGGTGAGTCGTCTTTAGGATAAAACACATCAGCTTGTGGATTTTGCATATACTGTTGATAAAGAGATTCAAAAATATTATCTACCTCTTTAATATATTGTAGATCTGCCTCTCTGGATCCGTCTTCCTTTACACCTTCCTTTTCATCAAACTTACATAAAAAAATTACATCTAAGTTTCTCAATGATTCTTTACATAATGTAATTTGTTCTGTTACAAACTCCTTCGTGAAGCCTTCTTTATTTTTATCATTACTCCATAACGTATAAGCTACAGAGTCTAACGGGCACCTATCATACACAACACAGTCATCCTTACTATTCGCGATTAGTTGATCAACCATAAAGTTCATAACCTCGCTTTGTGTTTCGATTGTTGTAGCAGATGAATGATCAAGTTCCTTTTCAACAAGCATGTCTCTATAGGTTTTTTCTGGTGTTGAAAAATTACTCCACGTATAGAGAAAACTCTTTAATAGAGTTGTTTTACCTGAATTAGCAGTACCACTAAAAGCTATTCTCATAAATTTATTTACTAGTTTTAAAAAATTGGCAAGACATAATTATTGTTACCTTCTTTATATTCTTTATTTAACATAAGCCTCTCTCTCACCTAAGCAAAAGAGAGGCTCGGTATGTTAATAACAAGTATGTTATCTCAAGCCAGTAGATTCAAATACATCACGAGCAACTCCTGCTGTGAATCCTCCAGGTACACCCTTTACGATTACGGAAACAGCATTATGACTATGAAGCGATTCATTATGGGATGCAACTACTTTAAAGTCAGTAATACGCTTATCATTTGAAAGATTCTGATACAGGAGTCGAACTGCATCTTCTACGAATTTAAGATATGCTCCGTTCATCTCGGCAAAAGCTTGCTCGTCTTCACGCTTAACCATAACTTGCGTCTCAGTTCGTAGTGCAGCTAGACATAACTCTTGAATATCTTCTACCCAAATCATATCATCAAACTTTACACTAACACGAGCTACAGAACGTTGTGAGTGAGGTACGGTTGCACGATTACGATATTTTTCAGCATGTTCACTAAGCTCAAAAGAACAAGGACACGCAGATGAATAAACAAAGTCGAAGTGAATATACTTTTTAAATTCACCGTCTTTAGTTAAATCCCCTTCAAATACAACATCGTAATATTGATAACCTTCTAAACCACTTCGTAAACTTGTCTGTTTAATAGGGTAAGATATCTTAAGCATAATACGTGAGTCAAAACACTCTAAGTTATTCTTATATGACTCTAATACTTCTTTGATCTTACTAATAGAAAATACTTCATCCTTATGATCATAAAAAGACCGCATCACGCGTGACATGTTAATACCTTTTTTATGAGCCTCTAAGCTAACACTACCGGTTACTGAGGTTTCTAATGTAATTGTATCACCACTACGCTTTTTGTAAGTAAGCGGTAATCTAAAGTTATGGATACCTACCTGTTGAATAGGTACAGCTGATCCTTGAATTAGACTCGAAGGACCGTTTTGCAAATCGGGTAGTGAAGAAATATACTTCTTATCCGCCTGTACAGTATTATCATATACGCGTAAAGGTGGAACATACCCACTTGCAGATTCACTGCCCATAATTTCCCTAGCAATTTGATCTTTCTCGCCGGAAAGCTCATCATCACCAAGCCACTCGTAGCTATTATTGTTATCTGACATACAAATATATTATAAAATTAATGTAGAATTTATCAACTATTTATTTATTAAACCTTAAGAGCCATATCCCATACGAGAAGATGAAGTCTAGATGAGAAGTTAACATGCATCGATTTAGCGTACTCTACAACTGCTGCAGCATTCTCAATATGCTCTTTTCGTGAACCAGCTACCGGCATAAACCAAATACGGTCTCTTGTAACATTAATACCATGCTCATCCTCGACATANTTACGCCATATTTCCTTTATATCCTCAGCTGGATNATTAATAACAAACTTGAACCCTGAACCAATCTCTTTATGATACTTAAGTACCTCTGGCTTATAAGTCTTTTTTTCCGGATCACCATTTGTAGTAAGTTTAGGTGAAGTAGTAAAAGTAGCACCAAACTCATCATGCCATCTTGGATTAGGCATAAGGGTAGCATTAGTCTCAAAGTCAATCTTAGGTTCGAATCCATATCGATAAATAAACTCATCTACTAGCTTAAGTAGTTGCTTCTGCTGAATAAGAGGTTCACCACCAGTTAGTTTCCAGATTGTACCTTTCTCAAGCTTCTCAATCCAGTTATTATCTTCCATCATCAGAAAGATCTCTCTAAACGTCATTTTATTCTTTACAGACCAAGAAATAAATGAATCACATCCATGTGGTGAGTCTTCACTTGCAAATCCAATACAAGTTAAATTACACATCGCCATTCTCATAAACAACGAACGCTGCCCAACATATTCACCTTCCCCTTCTATAGTATAGAAAATCTTATCATCTGATAAGATTAAAGTCTCTTTATCTAAGTCCATATACCTATTATAGCATAGCATTTCCAGATTACAATATAAATATTTTAGAATGAGTCGAAAAACTGCTCGAAAACCTGTCGAGATATTAGAAGAGGAATTTAGTACCAATTGGTTACTTAATTTTAAAATAAAGAGACCTTTTTATTTTAACCCTAAACATAAGGAATTTTATGAAAGTATTATTAATACTAATACAAAGATATCCTTTGTTGATGGTCCAGCTGGCACCGCCAAAACATATATAGCTGTATATGCTGCATTAGAACTACTCAAAGAGGGTGAGATAGAAAAAATTATCTATATTAGATCTGTAGTAGAGTCAGCAGAAAGAAGTCTAGGATCGTTACCAGGTGAGGTTGATGATAAATTCTCACCTTATGCAATGCCATTATTAGAGAAAGTAAGGGAGATTGCTGGTGAGGGCGCGTGCTCTATGCTTAAGCAAAAAGGCTTGATAGATGCAATACCGGTTAACTTCGTTAGAGGTCTAACATTTAACAATAGCGTTATAATTGTAGATGAATCACAGAACTTATCTCAAAGTGAACTTACCACTATCCTAACAAGGTTTGGTCGTAATTCAAGATATATCGTAGCTGGAGATTGCAGACAATCTGACGTACGTAAAACAGGGTTTCAAGATACCTTTAAAAAGTTCGATACAGAGAAATGTATAGATAATGGAATTTATGCATATAAATTCGGTATTAAAGAGATTGTACGTAGTAAGATACTACGATTTATATGTGATATCCTAGATAGTTAACCCCAAGATGTACCGGCAAAAGGATTACTCATATTATTTGATTTTGGAGCCGGACCTACATTGGCTGGATTAGCTATATTACCTGTAGTTGTGGTTGTGGTTGTTGTATCACCTTCTTCCGACGTTTCTTCAAATTTAACGTTTATGGAATTGGTAGCACCTGTTACCAACTCTTGAGTTGTAATTTTTTGTTTATCATTTCTGTAGCATGTAGCAAAATTACTACCATGCTCGTTAATCTGTACACTTTGTACTCTTACTCTTCCGTTTGAAAGTTCATCAACAAAAGTATCAGCAGTCTTTAACACAAACTCAGCAAATCGCTCACATCCAACACCACCATCTAAAACAACCACTTCTGCAGCGCCAACAGCATCAAGTTGTTTAAACAAGTCAAGTTGAGGATCATCACCTGCAACAACAAGCTTGTGATCAAATGTATGTTCTAAGGTTTTCTTAAGTTCTTTTAAACCACCAAAATCCATCACCCAGTTACGTTCATCTAATTCTTTACATTCAAAAGTAATATCTGCCGTTAAATTGTAACCATGTAAGTACTGACAGTGACTGTGAGTTGATCTCCATTGCCTGAAAGCTGCAGATCCTAAATTAATTTTTTTATTACTGGTGAATCTCATATATTATTATTATAACAGGCATATACAAAAAGTCAACTAAAACTATATTAAATATAGAGCATTAGATTTAGAAATATAGGTTTCGTTTAGCGCTCTACTACTCACTTATTCATCTGAGAACCGTAATGCAAGTGTTTCAGCAAACTTTTTTGACTTTTCTTGCTTTCAGCTAATTTTGTACGTCTTTTTAAAGCGCTAAATTTAACACCACCTATTGTTTGATCCCCTTTAACTCCTGCCTTTTTAAGCATTTCTATATCACTTTTGCTTGGAGGTCTGTTAGATTTAAGTGCTCGTGCTATTCTCTTTTTAGCAGCTCCTGGTGATTCTGATTTTGTACCACGTGGGCTTTGTTGCCCACGAGCACCAGTCGCTGCAGCTGCGGGTGGAGTTGCAGCTTGTGCAGCAGGCTGGGCTGGTTGAGCTGGTTGAGCTGGTTGAGCTGATGCTGGTGCAGTTGCTTTATCTTTTTTCATTTGCTCTGCACTGCTTGGATTTCTCTGTCTCGGTCCTCTTATAAGCTTAACTCCACTTTTATCAACTTTAACAACAAACGGTGAAGGAACCGGAACCTCTGTACCAGTACCTTTATCATCATATACTATCTCACTCACCTTTACTACTTTTGTATCATCCGACACACCTGGATTAATACTAACAACGCTATAGCCTCTATCTGTAAAGAGTTCTTTTATTTTTTCATCCGGTGTAGTAGTCGCAGCCTTTACCGCTTTTACCGTATCAGAAATAGCGCTACCAGCTTTACTAACTAACCCAGCCGCTGTAGGGGATGCAGCTTTCGCTAACCCTTTAAGAGCTCTACCAGCTACAATACCCGCACCTTTACCAACCTTCTTCATAAATGTGCCTATACCTTCATCTACTAATTCTTTTTGAGATAACTTTCTCATGTTGATATTTATTCATCTTATTATAAAATTGTATATGGTTTCGATAAAATTATTTACTGCTGAGTGGTGTGGACCCTGTCACATGCTAAAAAGTATGCTAGCTCAAAAAAGTTTAAAAGTTGATATAATCGATATAGATGATGAACCAGAACTTATTAGAGAATTTGGTGTTAAATCAGTTCCTACACTACTAGTTAAGAGGTCTAAAGATGATTTCGAATTAGTAAAGGGATTTGATGAGATAGTAGAAGCTATTGAGACTAATAAATAGGAACTANCNTATAATTAGTTATGAATATTTTTGTAACTGATGATGATCCCGCGTACTCTACTTTTAATCTTTGTGATCAACACGTAAGATCGAAGATGCAAATTGAAGGAGCTATTATGTTAGCCCATGCATTTCCGCAAGAGTTGTTAGATCATCCTTCCACACCTAGAACATCAACCGGTAACCCTCGAAGAAGAGGTAAAGGTTATTTCAATCATCAATGCTCTATATGGGCTAGAGAAACTAAGGATAATTTTAAGTGGTTAGTCGATCATACGTTAGAGATGTTTACAGAGCGTATGTATAGGTGGCCGGCTTCAAAAGAACACTTTACAAAAACGTTTATTGAATGGTGTAGTAAAAACATCCATAATACTATTATGAGTAAAACTGGATTAACTAATTATGCTATAGCTATTAACACTGATTGTGATTGTAGGAAGGTTAAAGGCTTTGACGATCTCTCGACTATTGAAAAATATAGAGAGTATATTCGTTGCGATAAACCTTTTGCTACTTGGACGGAGCGCTATATACCGGATTGGTATTAATACTCGACCTCTAAATCATCGTCAGCTATATTTTCCTTACTGACATCAATCAACGCATCAAGCTTATTTTCAATAAAATCCTTACCAACAAGTATTTTATATAAGTTAGTAGATCTATTACCTATAGAGAAAGGAATATCTTTAAATTCCTTACTACCTATTTTAAAGTCGAAATTAACTACAGGTCTATGCTCAGAATTACCAGCGCCTACATTAATAGTTATCTCACCTTTTTTATCTTTAAGTAAGGTCTTACCATTAACAGTTCTAAAGAACACCTTATTACCCTGTTCTTGAATGTCTTCACCGTGTAATACATTATATGCACCGTTACCTGAGTCTAGCTTAGCGGGTGTTTTACCTATACCGTCAATATCAAAGAACTCAATTAACCCAACGACTGATTTTTCTTGTATGTACTGGAGAAAGCTTTTCATCTAATTATTGTATACTACACTCTATTTTGATGCTCAGGGCTGTGCTCACAGCCTACGTTAAACATACCAGGGTCTTGATCCTTATTATGATCATAATCTAACCAATGATATACTGAAGATAGGTAGTCAGCAGCTTTGGTAATTTTTGAAGCAGTCCAACCTTCTAGACCATCTAAATTATCCATCATGGCTGAAAGTTGAGTAGCATAATCAGCAGCTTTTTTAAGTTCTGCTTTTGCCATGTGAATTTCGGAATTATCATGATCCTCACCATCATGATCACGGCTATCACACCCACATTCATTGTTTCCACAGCCGCATTCACTGGGCTGTTGCTGTGGCTCTAAACCAGTTACAGCTATAATAGGCGCTCCACCAGTCATTTCGTTTACTGATTCGTAAGCTTCCTGTAGGCTAGCTCTATCACGTCTCTTACTCATAACTATATTTATGCTTGAAGTATAGACTTTATGGTATCTTTGTCTGTCTCGCTAAGGACGTCAGGGAAGTAGTTCTCTATTGCTACATCTATATCATCCACAATCGCTTTTCTTACAACTTCTCCCTTAATATCTTGTTTAGATTCAATCTCTTTTAGAGCGACATGTGGGTATTTCTCTTTATTTTTAGTAAATGACTCATACCGTTTCATATCACCATCTGTAAAAGATCCATCCTCAAGCTTACGAGGACCACCAGCACCTACAATAATATTCACATCATCATTCTCTAAAGCAAAATCATAAGTATCTTTTACTGGGGAAATAGGAGATTCAATAATCTCTAAGGGTTTATTAAAATGGTTCTTATAAATCTCCCATATAGCTTTTGATTGCTGTTGCGTGATAGATCCTCTGCTTGGATCATCTGCTACAAGTGGTCGCGCTGTCGGACCTACATAAACAATACCTCGATCAGCTTTTTCGAGTAAATCTTTTAAGGCTAAAAAGTGTCCTAAAGTAGGTGGCTTAAATCCACCTGGTAGTATACCAACGGTATCTTTAACCTCCTCCTGCGCAAAATACTCTTTAAACGTTTTCATCACGGTAAAAGTAAAAGTTTAGCAAACATACCTGATACAGTTATAATACCCGCTACTGTAGCCCATATAATCTTATCGTGTCTATTAGTTTTATCTACTACAACCTTCAAATCCTCTGCGACAGGATTTATTCTGTTATGAATATCTTTACACTCACTAATTATAGTCTGATTTAGAAGTCTTATATCTTCTCTTAGCTCTGCTACTTGATCTTTACTCATTATTTTGCTCCTGGTTTTCCGGATCCGAAATTAGCTCTACTAAATTCCAAACGATCAACAAATTTAACTAAGTCACCGTCATTGTTAATAGCTACATATCCTTCTGGGTTAGATGGTCTTAAAGTACCATCACCGTTATCAAAAAAGTGCTTTGTATTATACACAGCATTGTTATATTTATTAATAAAGATCTGCTTCGCTTGTTGCAGTAGTTTACTCTTCTTAAACAAATTGATCATATCACCACTTAGTGATTTTAATTCTGCTAACTGCTCCTTACTAGCATTCGTTTTTGCCTCTATTCTCTTTTTCGCTACCAATTTTTTAATAGCCGTTTCGTTTCTCTTACTTAACCACTGATAGAAGTTCTTGAATGAACCTTCTGGATCTTCAATAAAAGAATTCTTTATAATCTCAGTGTTAAGATATATGTTTACTAGTGGTAAGAATTTAGTTAAGGGACCAAATTTAACTTTAATACCGTCAGCAGTTTTTATCAAGTTTT